TAATACGTTAATAAATGCTTGACGTTGTTCCATTGTTTTTTCTTCTCCTTTGATTTCACGATTTTCAATTTTTGTTTCAATTTGACGTGCTTCTTCTTTCGCTAACTCTTCTTCTAAAGCAATCTTTGTTTCTAGTGCTCGTACTTCTTCCATCTTTGTTTCTGCGTCTTCTACTTTGTTTCCATCAAGTAAAGAACGTACCTCATCTTTTAAACCTGTTAATTCTTGCTTCATTTCCATAATTTTATCCATGTTTTATATCTCCTTTAATTAAATTTTTGTAATAAAAAAGACTTGTTTTACAAGTCTAGTTCGATTAATAATTTCCGTTTTGTTAAGTTGTTTTGTAATTCCTTTTGATAATCTTCTAGCCCACGCTTACTAACAACAACAGGTGTATCTGAGTAGGCTGGTGTAGTAACAACTGATACATCATGAATACCTTTAAACTTTTTGATTGTGCGAACACAAATGTCTTTATCCTCATCAAATCGCCAATCCTCAGCATCTTCATCTTCATAATCTAAGCTGAAAGCGAATGAAGATTGTGAAATGTCACCACGTTGCATTGATTCCATTAAATCTCTAGCAAATGTTGTATCTGGTGGTGTAATTGTGTACTTTAATCCAAACTCATCTACTGATAATTTCAATGTATCTGAAGTTGTTCTACCTAGTACATAGTCACGATTATGGTTAAATAATGCTACAACATCATCCATATTCGCTTCATTTAGAGCTGTTGGTTCAATTATTTCAATAAAACCACCTAAATCATTGCTATATGTATCAAAACGTAAAGCATAACCAACAATCTCAGTAGTAACTGTTTCATCGTCAGCTTTCAATTCTCTAACTTCAATGTTGTTTTCTAATAATCTGATTTCTTTTTTGCTCATTTACTCACCACCTTTCAAGTCTTTATCATATTGAGTGCCTACCATTTCAAGCGGAATATATGAGCCATTAACTACTAACTTGTCTCCACCATCAAATTTAGGCATATCAATTAATTGTCGTGCCTCGTTAGGCGTAATTACACCCTTCTCGACAAGTGTTGTAATGTAATCAGCACGTTCCTTACTATCACTTCGTAATATTGCATCTACGTTGAACCTGAAGAAATAACCTTGATTTACTTCTTTACTTGTTAACAACTTATACGTTAGCTCTTGTTCGTAATTAGTAAGGATAGGCTGTAATGTATCAACATAAAATTGTTTTTGTTGATGTTCAATGTTCCCATTAGTTGAGCGTTCTAAGTCATTTAGTTGATGTGATTTAATACCAAATGCTGATGCAATTTGCTTGATAGTTAATTCACTTAGCTCTGTAAATTGTGCATCTGCCATTGATGTACTAATAGCCTTATAATCAAATCCGATAGGTAGAGGAAGTAGGCTACCAGCGTTGTTTATTCCGCCTGCTAAACGCTTAAATCTCTCTTGTAATGCTTGTTGCTTACCCTCATCTAAATCACCTACATAGCTCACAATACCTTTACTGTGCAAGCCATTTTTTAAGTAGCTGTTAGTGTAGGCTTGACTTGCTTGAGCATTGCTGACAAGTGTTTTCAAATAATCTTTGACTGCCATACCTTGTACGCCATCTGCTGTCATTCCTAAAAAATGTAATACTTCGCTGTTTTTAAACTTGTATTCTACTTTTTTACTACCTTTTTGAGTTGTATAGATGTAATAGATTGAGTTTGTATCATCTAATAAGCCAGCATCATCAATCCATATCTCAACATTTTCCATGTTTAAGGGTATGAGTTGTTTAACTTTACCAGCATCTTTACCTCTTTTATGAGCATCAATTACAACTACACTGTGACCATAATAACTACGCTGATACTCTACCATCTTCCAAAACGTTGAGCTGCTCATATTAGCATTTGGTCTTAGTTTAAGTAGATTGTATAGGTAATGGTCATTTGCTTTCTGTGTACCATCTGATGTACCCTTATGCAATTTTAAAGGTAACTTAGATACACTGTCTGACATAATCCGTAAACAAGTATAAAATGTTGCTTCTTTTGCCGATTCATTTGATATACCGTCAATTTGTACACCTAACATCTTTGCTAGTTCAGCGTCTTCAAACGAATACGTTGTTTTACTTTTGTTATTACTTCTAGTCTCTCTTCCAAATAATCTCAAATTTCATCTCACCCCTTTCTGGTCAAATTAAATAGGGTAATTGCCAATAATAAAAAAGCTGTTCCTAATACGTAAATTGCAGCAATAACATTAATCAATGCTGTTGCTAACACAATTAAAAACAGTCCTATTACAATCATTATTTCAATTAAATAATTGTTTAAATACTCTATTAAGTTGTTAAATTTATTCAATATCACACACCTCTTTACATGTCTAACCAATCATCTACTGCTTGGTTAGCATCATAACTATTATCATTTTGACTTGCTATCGCCCTAGTTAATCCCATTAACATGGCAATAATTCCGTCAATCTTACCTCTTGATTTATCAAACATTAGTCTACCATTACTGTTTTCTTTGGCTATTGTGTTCTCAGCCATCCAGTTCAAAACAGGATTATTTAAAATTCGTATTTTGTCATCATAAAGCAAATCATAAAAATCCGATATTGTGGGACTAAACCAAAATCCTTGAGGATGGTCAACGGTTATAAAACCATCATTTTGTAAGTCTGATACAATACCACCACTAGCTCTGTTATCAAACGCTATCTCTTGTATGTCATATTCTCTTGATAAATCATTAATTATCTGTCTTACATACCTAAAGTTAACGTAATCGCCTTTTGTGGCATGTATATAACCTTGTGTAGCGTATGTTTCATATGGGAAGTTGTCTGCTTGTCCATCAATAGTTAATGTGTCAGCAGGTTTAAATAAATGAGGAATAATGTAGTATAAATCATTGTGGGGTATTACTAATACAAATGCACTAAAATCTTTACGTAATGATAAATCTAGTCCAGTATAAGTTTTTTTACCTTTTAAGAATGATATATCATCTACTAATGACTTGTTCCAGTAGTCCATATTAATTGCATTTTCATTTGCTAATATTACATGTTGATTAAGATAGAATCGTCTAAAATCAGCTTCTTTTACTGGATTAAGTATTGCTTGTTTTGCTAATCGTTCTAATTCTTCTGCTTTCCTAAAGCCACCATCTAATAAATCAATTGCTGGATTAGATTTTATCCATTGTTCTTTATCTAATAAATCACAATCATCATCAGCTTTAAATATTGCACTGTAAAAAGCATCGTCTTTAATCTCACCACTGTTAACTTGTAAAGCATATTGATACTTTTCATACTCTAAATTGTACTTATCTTGTCCATTGGAAGCTGTTGTAACACTCATCATAAGAGGTGCATCACGTTGCCCCATTCCTTGCTGTAACACGCTGTATGAACGTCCTCTAGTCTTATCCTCGTGAGTTTCATCAACCAATACAAATGTGGGGTTAAATGAATCTAATCGTTCTGGCTCATTAGACATAACTTGTATAAAGCTGCCGTTTGTTCTTTCAATTTTTCTTCGTGACGGAACAACTCTACAATACTTCATCAGCGTTGAGCTTGATTTAATCATAGTTGACAGCATTCTGAAAGCATATTCAGCTTGGTTAATACTGTTGTTTACTATGATGTTTTGTTGTCCTTGCTGCTTATCTGTAAAGAATAAATACAGCATAATCAACATTACTATGAATGTCTTAGCATTTTTACGTGGCATAGTTACAAACACTTCTCTAAATCTACGTGTATCATCTGATTTACGTTTGATTGCTAATGTTTCAATTGCTATCTTCAATTGAAAGTCTAATAGTTTAATTTTTGTTCCATTTGGTGCTTCTGGCAATTGCAATTTGCTAATAAACTTATAAAAATTAACAGCTTCTTGCTCATCATAATAGTAATCATCTGTCAGATATTTTTTATCAATTAAATCATATAGATACTGCTTCAATTCTTTTTGATTCATCTGCATCACTTTGAAATCATGTTATCTAATTCATGGTCAACCGTCTGATTGCTATTAGATGAAGGCTCTCCAGCGTTTCTAGCAATTCTCGCTCTTGATGCTGTTGTGAGTCCTAATTCTTTTGCTGCTGCTTGCATATCCTTTAGTGATTGTGTTGCAATTGATACTTCTGGT